AAGATTACTAAAGAAAATAATAATGGTTATTCCTTAAAACAAAAAACAATTATATTAAATTATAATAATGTTACTGAAAATTTTAAAAAACAATGGGCAAAAACAGGTATAAATATATTAAAGAATGATCCAGATATAAAAAAATGGGATGTTAAGGATACAATAAATTTTAAACACAATTTAAATATAGATTTCATGTTAAAACATTTATGTGATCAACCGATAGAAAAATATGGAAATTTAGACTATTTTAATATTACTTCAAATATTGACAGTCCAGATTCTACAGCTCTAAAAGAATTATATATAAATCAATATAAACCTGCATTAGATTATTTACATAATACAAATTGTTATAGTTATTTAAAATCAAGTCATTATATAATTGCACAATTATTACATTTTTCTTTATTAAATCTAAAACCACATAGTTTTTCAATATTTAATGCAGGTAATAGTAATGCATTATATATTGTTGCAGGTTGTTATAATAAATTATTTTCTGAATCTGGTAAACCTTTCCTTTTTGTTGCAATAACAAAAAATCCAAACTATTATACAAATTTTTTTGGTAAATTAAAAATTATAAAGTTAGAAAATAATCAATATCTAATTATATCAAATTGGAGAAGATTACCAACCTCAAAATTAACACATATGAAAGATGCTTATTATAGTGTATTATCAAGTACAATGAACAGTTTATTAAGTAGCCTAGGTGATGAATCTTTAATTGAACCATATAAATATAAATATATTTTTTCATTAAGAACTATAATATCATTATGCACAAATCAAAAGATTGCTGAATTATTAATGGATAATAGATATGCATATATGTCAGGATTTTCCGTTTATACAAACATAAATAAATTATTAATAGAAAAATTTGGTCCACCTTATCGATCATCTTTAGAAACATGGATAGTTGAAAAAATTTTAATAAATTTACCAAAGATACATGAATCAATTAATTATGGTATACAATTTGATAAGGCAGAATTTATTTCTGGTATTCGAACAAAAAAATCGCTTGGTGGTTATTTATCAATACCATCTCTATGGGGTAATTATTTATTAAATGATGTTCATGAAGTTATGGATGAAGCTTTTATTTATGTTCATACAATGAAGGAACCATCAAATATTTTCCATGAAAATGTAAATGCTCTAAAAACAATTATGAAATATCAAAATGAGTATGATAATCTTGATAATGAAATAAAATATGGTTGTTTATATAATAAAAAATTATATGACAAATTTTTGTTAAATAATTCAAATATTGGGTGTTCAACACCAATTATATATAATTCAACAATATTTACTATTACTCAAGAAAAACCAAATATAAAAAAATTTGTTCATCAAATAAATGATGAGAATATATCTGAAATTATCAGTACTAAGGCTGTTATTCATGATATTGAAAGAGAAATTATACCAATTGATAAGGAACTTTCCAAAAGAGATTTTCTAAAAAAATACAAAAAATATAAAAAATATTTAACAGAAAATAATTATGAAGATAAAGAAAATATGTTAAAAGAATTGAAAGAATTAAAAAAATTTAGATTAAAAACACACCCTATTTATTATTCAAATGCAAAACCAAGACAAAAAGTGTTTGAAACATTATTAGATATATTAGAAAATAATCCTGGTATTGAAAGAACAATTGATTTAACAAATTTTTTTTTAGAAAACCAAAAAGGTAAAGTTATTGCTGATATTTGTATAAAAGCACAATATGGTTCAAAAAGAGAATTTTATGTTGTTAATATAGGTGCAAAAGCATTAGCTAGATGTACAGAGAATCTTTTCAAAAAATTATCTGAAAATTCTCCAAATGAAGCAATATCAATACCTGGTGATGTTAAAACAATAGAAATGCAAAAAATGTTAAATAGAATTTATTATCATATACCAGAAGATGATAATTATAAGTTATATTTTGTTAATGGTGATTGTACAAAATGGTCTGCTGCAGAAACGATGTCTTCTTTTATAGCAATGATTTATGGTTTAAAAAACTTTTTACCACCATTAATGTATAAATTATTATTATCAACTTTTAATGCATGGAGTGATAAAGAAATACAAATTCCTATGGATGTATATAATAGTGTTATTGCACCTACAAATCCTAAAGAACAAAATATTGATGAAACAATATCAATGTTTAATAATTCTGAAATTAAAAAGAAGGGAAGAATACATAGTACTCAGAATTTTTTACAAGGAATGTTTAATTATTCATCGTCATATAAAGCAGTATGTTGTATTAATTATACTTATTATATTTGGAAAAAAATATATCCTGAAAGTAAATTATATTTAGAACACATGGAACATTCTGATGATTATGTTTTAATTGTAATGTATCAAAATGAGAATGAATTTATTAAATTTAGAATTCTTCAAAAAATAATGATGAGATTTCATGGTTATAATGATAGTGATAGAAAGACAAATTGTCAAACAATATTTATGGAATTTGTGTCACAAATGTCATTTAATGGTACAATGCTTTATCCACAAATAAAAAAAACAAAAGAGGTAAATACAAATTTACCATGTACAGGTTATAAAACAGATATGGAATCTGCTTTATCAAGAGTTGGTGAATGTATGAGAGTTGGTTGTAATTTATCTTTCTTATATTTTTTTGAAAAGTTACATATACAATGTGTTGCAGAAGCTTATTCTTTGTTACCAAATATGTATAACAATGAAAATGAATCTCTGGAAGATTTATATAAAAAACCAATGGAGCTGTTTGGTTTGCCAGATATGAATCCAATCTTTTCTTTATTTTGTAGAGGTAATGGGAATAATTATAGATTATTTAGATTTGGTAGTGTTGATATCAAATTAAAAATATTAAAATTATATCTAGATGCACAGGAAATTAAAAAAATTGAAAATATTCATCATGAAGATATTGATTATGCTTATTCATTATTAACA